TCATATAATTTTGAACCAAAATTTGGTAAATAATATCTACTACCTTTTCTTGTTAATAAAAGATGAATTAAACTACTTCTAATTTCTTGGTCAGGACTTTGTGATAGTGATAAATAATCACCTTTCAAAGAATCCATAAATGGGAAATTTACACCATATGTTACACCGTTAGCCATTATCAATAAATATATTAGTATTGTTTTTTTGATACTTTGGAAAATAAGGACAGTGACGACATCCTGAACCACAACAGTGACCTCTGTTTATATGAAATTGTTCGGTAAAAACATATTTACCATCTTCAATATAATAATCAGAAGGGGAAAGCTTTTGACTTCCCCCTTCATTATTATTTTTTAGAATATTTGTGTTATTTAATTTCACACGCTCCACCTGCACAAGCCAATTCACCTGACAAGTCTGTTTCATCCGTTAATTCAATAACCCTACTTAAATCAATGTTTTTCAAAGAAGACATCATTCTATCATAAGTTTCTTTTGTACAATCTTCAAAAGGTGCTTGGATGTAACTTCCCCCGTCATAGGGTAAAACTGATAATCCATTGTAAAACTCACGATTTTCCCACATCCATTCACCAGCCATTTCCCAATCTTCAGGTTTTAAACTGATAGTTGCCGATACGTTGTGCGTGTTAGAACCTGTTCTATGTCCTGGTACTATCCACTCTTGAGTAATCTTTTTAACACGTTCTAACAATTGGAAAGGACTTTCGGTTCTCAAAATTGCCCCTTCAGGTGCTTTTTGTGGAACTGAAATCACCGCTGTATCATGTGGACGGAAATATTCATCTTCAACCAACTCAGGGTGATTAATCGCCAAGTATGTATAGATTGATTCATTCTTACCAACACGTACTCTTCTGATGTAGTAATCATTGTGCCAAGCGTGAATACCCGATGATGTTCCCAAAGTTAAAGATGTTGTACCAGCGGGTTTAACAGTTGTTGTTCTTGCTGATTGATTAATACCAATCATTTCAGCAACACGAGCGTTTTCTTCTTTAACTAAAGAAGCCGCTTCTTTCATATTATAACCCAAAACAACACCCGAACCAATACCTGTCATTGAAACACCAATAAGTGCATCTTTTTCAGTTGTTCTTTTCCAAATGTCTCTTAAGTAATGGAAGTCGGTATAACCCGCTTGTAAGGTTCCGATAAACGCTGCTGCTTTAACACGGTTATTCAAATCTTCTTGTGAATCAATGTCTGAAACATTTACCTCACATAAGTTACAGAATTGATTTGGACGTAGTGCGATTTCACAACATGGGTTTGTTCCCCAATCCTTATCATTTGTTAGATAAATTCCTGGTTCACCAGCTCCTGACGCTTCAACTCTTTTCCATAAATCATTAAACACATCTTTTGTAATTTTGTGTCTAACCAATACCGCTGAGTTATTAGCTCTTCCTCTTTGTGGATTTTTTTCCCACCATGAGCCTGATTTACTTGAAATCATTTCTTGGTCATCAGCTGAGAACAATGAAATAAGTGCCGCTCTTCGGATACCTCCAGCTAAAACAGCATCTGCGATATGACAAACCATATCATGAACTTCAATTGGTGTTAATTTATCCCCATTTTCTTTCGCATCCAACATACCTTTAAGTTTGTGAATACAGTCTTTCAATGGTTGTGGTCCGGGTGCCTTACCACCTGATGTCACCAATCTAGCACCTTTCGGTCTAATGTCCGAAAAATCAAACTCTGGTGTTGACAAGTGTTCACCTGTATATGATTTAAGTAAAACCTTAATAGCGTCCGCCCAACCTTCGATAGAGTCACCCACCAAAAATCTTCTATTTCTATTTGGGTTTGGTTTTCTAACTTCAGGTAATTTATCAACGTGGTGTTTTTGAACTGAGTATCCAACACCTGTTCCACCTAATAATAAGAACATTGCTTCCGCAAATGCATCTATGTGGTCAATAGGTAAATAAGCACAGTTATAAATTCTATTTGGTGAAATTTCAATTGGTTTACCCCCAAATTGCATTGACCTCATTGAAGGTAATACTTTTTTATCGTAAACCATTTTATACACTTCCCTAATTTCGTCTTCAAGTTTAGGGTATTTTTTAATGTGCATTTCCATGTTTCGTGTTACTAACTCTTCCCAAGTTTCTCTTCTATTCAACTCAGGTACGTACTTAGCGTATTTCATATATACGGTTAAGTCAGACAAAATTTTTTGTGATGTATCCATAATTTTTTTCTTAATTTTAATTTGTTTGATTTTCTTGTTTTCTCTTTTCCAAGAGCTCTTTTACTCTATTTCTATTTCTTTCTTCTTTTTGTTCTTCAAGTCCTAAGAAGGTAACCGAACTTTCAGTATCAATCTCCATTAACTCATTATCAAATTTACAATTTTCAAAGACAATACCATCTTGACCTATTCTTGATTTGGTAATTGCTATTGTTGCAAGTTTCATTTCTTTTTGTTGTAAACTTTTAGCCACTGAAATAATAACGTGACCTACTTGAGCTTTCTTAATGGAACCCCCCATTTGGTCGGTTGTCACAACGTCAGATGAAATAGAACTTCTGTTTCCTTGTGTTGCTGTCCATCCAGCAACATCTAATTCGTGACACATAGCTTCAAAACCTCTCATTACAGAACCTTCGCTCTTCCATTCGTCACCGAGATTTTTATCGGGAACAATACAATCAATATAATCTAACACGATTAAATCAATTTTGTTTCCGTCTGCAATCATTTTTCTAACCTGATTTTTAATTTGTGACATTGTTAGTGTATCTGATGGGTATTTCTTCAAAATTAATTTATTTGAAGTGTTTTCCCTAATTTCTCTAACTTTTTCCATGACATTTTCTTTGTGGAAAGAAAGTTCGTCAGGTGCTATACCTGTCCACATTGTAAAATGTTTTCTTTGGATAATCTTCGGGTTGTCCTCAAAAAATACTTGTAAGACATTATACCCCAAATTAAATGCGTGGTTAGAAATCTTTGTAAGTACTGTTGTTTTACCGACTCCTGTGGGTGCTAATATTACACCTAATTCTCCCTTCGCCAAACCACCTTTCAATAGGTTGTCAATACCAGGTATTCCGATGGGAATTGGATGACGGTAATCATCATCAAGTACTTCATCAAGATTTGAAAAAACATCGTGTTCACCTTCATCAATCTCACCAACTTGTAGAGCCTTGTTTACCATTTCCTCTAACATGTCATAACTTTCAAAATCACCTTTGTCGATGATTTTCTGAGCCTTCGTCATTACTTTTTGTAATTCTTGTTGTTTACAAAACTTTAACGATTTTTCAATTACGAACTGATGACCGTCAATTGGTGATTCTTTAATTTGATTTAAAGTGTCAACAACTATTTTTCTTGCAGAATCTGATGCGATTTCGGAACGAGTCAATTGGTCTAATGTGTCGTAAGTTGGCACACTTTCATATTTCTGATAATACTCTTTAATCATCTGTACTATAATCTTGAAATACTGATTATCAAAATATTTTGAATCAAGTACATCAATAATTGACCTTGCAAAGTCTTTGTTTAGTATCAGTTGATTTATGAGTTGAATCTGAAATGTATTCCCTAAATAACCAAAATTTTTATCGTTCCCCATAATCTGTTTTTAATTCAACTGTTTTGATAAATACTATCAAACCAATTCATATTCCATATATCTTGTAGAAAAATTTTCACCTGAAAAAATGTCAGTCAGGTCACTCAACACACCTTTTATGTCAGGGCGTATGTCTACGGTGTATCTTGCCTTCGGTGGGTAAGGTTTTGCGTCAAAACCTCTCTGACAAATTGTCTGTTCTCCCATCTTAACTGACACCTTAAACCATTCAGCTCCGTCAGTTTTTGACGTATCCATGACACTTGGGTCTTTCATAATCATTTCGGCATTTTCAATCATGTAATCACATGATTTCACCCATAATTGATGTTGGATTAAATCACAAACTTCAATTAACGCTCCGTCCAATTCAAGACTGTTTTTAGCCTTTTCGTTGAAATCTCTAACATTGAAATACCTTTGGATTACGATATTATCGTTTAGTGTTACCAAAAGTTCCAATTTCATTACATCTTGTTTTTCTTTCATAAATTTATTTTTTAATACGTTTTTTTTCTTTTCTTGTTAGTTTTAAAATTGGTTGTAAAAATTCTACCCACGCGTTATCGTATTTGGGTAAATACTTAAAGAATCCATCCTCAATCATCATCTTCATAAGATTTTTATAACCCCTACCTTCGGGGTCCAAATCTTCTGTATAATAAAGTTCAACTTGTTGTTTTGCATCTTCAGTTATCAAAGGGTTATACAAACTTACGATTTTTTCCCTGATTTCAAAATACTCATTACCATAGACACCTGTCTTTGTCCTTCCTTCCAATAAATTCTCAATAGGTTTTGATTTTGTTCCATTATTTAAAATTTCTGATGCTCTTGTTAAAATATCATCAATTGTTAACAAATTATCAACTACCTCAGGAAAAAATTTAATTAATTTCTTTTCACCTAAAGATTCAATACCTTCAATATTATCTGATTTATCACCCAATAAAATTTTAACTAATTTAACATTACCAACAGGAACTTCAATCGACCCCAGTTTGACCTTGTGTTTGTCTGTAACCCACTCTTTAGCAATAGGTGAGAATATATGTGTATTCTCATTAATAAGTTGTGTAAGGTCCTTATCTGATGAAAGTATGGTTATCTTTTCATCACTTATTTTACAATAATACGCAATTAAGTCATCACACTCGTGGTTGTCAATTTCAACTTGTCTAACGAACATCTCTTCAAGATATTCTTTAACCCTTGTTTTCTGACCATAATAAGATTCTTTTTTATCTTCGTTCATTGTCAACCTACGGTTTTCCTTATATTGTGAAAACAATTGTTTCCTTTGGGAGGAATTATTATTTCCATCCCAAAAGACAACAATCTTGTCGTAGTTGTATTCAGATAAAAATCTCTGAAGAACATTTACAAAGTGGAAAATACCACCAATGTGTTTTCCATCGTGATAGAAATCTCTAACTCCGTGGAAACCAATTTTAAATAAGTTATCTCCGTCAACTAATAAAGTTTTTATCACAGATTTTATATTTCAAAAATTGACTTGTCTTCCTTTTCCTCTTCCAACTTAAAGTCACCACCCATTCCAATTATTTCTTTCCAATAATCAGATTGTCCTGACTTATAGTCTTCAATTGACTTCTTCTCTTCATTAGCATCTTTACCCGCCAAAAATCCGTGAGGGGTTACCAAGATTTTACCGTCTTCATATCCCAAACCATTTATATGGTTTTTCATTACCGATATTTTTGTTCGAGTTGCGAATTTAACTTTTCGTTTGTCTTTTACTGCAGATATTTTAGTTGTACCAGCACCTTTTTGATTTCCAAACAAAAACACCAATGATGAGTTTAACCAAATTGCCTCACCACCTTTTGCCTTAATTTTTGGTTGTCCAAAAGGATTATCGGGTAATTCAACCCAAGGTTGGTTCACAATTGTTAATGTGTTTTCAAATTTTGAATCTGCCCGTCTTGAACCTGATATTCTTTGGTTAATTCCCATACCAATTTTATCTGCCAAAACCGCCGCGTTGTGTTGTTTACCACCTTTACCCTCATAAGTCATTTTACACGGTACAGAACCTACTGAATCCCACAAGAAACATAAACTATATTCTAATTCACCCTTTTCTTGAGCATCCAATAATTCATTAATATAATCGGTAATTTGTTCAATATATTCAAAACTGTTATTGAACAAGAAAAAACCATCCCAATCTAACTCACCTGTTTCGTCATCAACAATTTCACTACATTCAAAACCCATTAATTTCGCATGTTCAAAAGACCATTTTTGTTCGGTTATAATAAATACGGGTAGTATTCCCTTTTTCTGAGCGTCAACCGCGGTCTTAACCAAAGCAGTCGTTTTACCAGTGTCCGAATGTCCCAATAACATATTTAAATGCCCAATAGCAGGACCTGGTACACCAACAGCGTCTAAGAAATCTTGACCCAAGTCAAAAAATCGTTGCGGTTTAAACTTAGCCGATGTTGAGTATTTCTTCTTAAGTGAAGAAAAATCATGCTTTTTAATTGCCATAGTTGTATAAATAAAATTCTTTTAGATTTTGTAATTTATCATTAGCGTTTGACATTTGTTCAACAAATTTGTCCATTTCTTCCAAATGTTGTGGGTGTTCTCCAATACCTACAGGATTTTCCATATAGACCATTAATGTCGCTTCTGCTTCCGCAATTTCACTCTCGTATTTTTTAACGAGACTTTCAAATAGTTTTTCTTTAATTTTCATATTTTTTTTTAATTAAAAATGGCGCAGGTATTATCTGCGCCATTGTGTTTTTTTTAGAATGGTAATTCTTCGTCAATACCCATATTCGCCTGTGGGTCGACAGATTCAGATGTTGAACCTCCAAATACTTCAGTAGAATCATCACCGTACAAGTATTTTTTAGTTTCTGAATCCCAACGTGGAACTTCGCCACGAGCGATAGCTTCCAAATACTCAACAGGTTTTTTTGAATACACGTCTTCCCATGTTGTTGGGTCTTCAACCCATGTTTTTAATTGTTCAGCATCTGCCGACAAAACTCCTGGGTCATCATGCATAATAGTCTGAATTGATGTATATTCTTTACCATTACCTGATTTTGATTTAACAAGTTGGATAATTAAATCTCTACCTGTATTAGGGTCAGTAATATTTCCCTTTGAACGCCAAATTGGAATAATCTTATCTAAAACTCCATCTTGACGATAGTTGTGTTTAAAACGCCAAAACTTAGGACCGTCTTGTTCGTTGTCTCGGTCAATCACTTTAACAATGTAAAATTTACGAGATTTGTATTGTTTCGCCAATTCTTTATCAGATTCCTTACCTGTTTTCATCAATTCCTCGTAAACCTCATTTAAAGGTGAACGTTCCCCATCATTCTTGTCGGGGTCGTAAAACTTATTGTAGGTACCATTAACTTGGATTTCGTGGTACCAAACTTCTTTAAATGGTGATGAACCATCAGATGTTGGTAGGATTCTAATTCTACGTTGTCCTGAATTTTCACCTTTGGGCAAAATCGCCGCAAAGTATTTTTTCATTCTCTCTTCTTGAGACATTGCTTGGTCATAAGAACTCGTGTTCTTTTCGTACTGCGCCAGAACGGCATCAAATGTTGTGTCTTTCATGTTATTCTATTTATTTGTTAATAGAACAATGATAAGACAATAATTCTAAAAATCAAATTAATTATCTAAACCTAAATCAAAAGATTTTCTGATTTGCGTTTTGTCCACATCTTCAACATCTTCAGGTTTTAGAATATATTCTTGTTTACCTTGTTTTTCAAATTGTGGTTCTTTTTCTAAAAAGAAATCTGATAATTTTTGATTATATGGGTACGAATCTAAAGACCTTAATTGTAATTTTTCTTCAGCACTTTTAGGTCTATATTTTTCAACTGTTGTTTCCAAGTCATTAATCTTTTGAAAAATTGAATCCATTTGAGTTAACTTTTGTTCTAAGTCTTCAAGTTTGCTCATCATTGAATTCATATACTCTTCTTGTTTGTCTTGTATCTGTTTTTGTGAGTTTACTAATTCAGTTATATCAATTTCTTCGGTTCCATCACCTCCCATATCAATGTCTTCACCTTCATCACCAATTTCTTCAACATCAGGGTCTGATGATATATCAATAGGTTGTCCTGGCTCTGCCATTGGTTCCGCCTCAGGTGGTGTCGACCCTCCTAATGCCGTGTCCTCAGGAGCTGCCGGTGCGGGTTCTTCCACGCCTGGTTCTTCAGGTGCAGTTGGTTCCACACCTAACTCATCCTGTTCTCTAATATAACTGTTAATTGAGTTATGTCTTTTAAGTTCTTGTATTAACGCTTCAGATACTAAGTTCTTCATATTTAATCTCTTAATAATGTTTTAACACCTGTTGGTGTTTCGACTTTTAATGTTTTATTTAATTTCATTGTATTGTCAACTCTTTCAATTAAGCCATCTTTTAATCTTACAGTGTAACAATCGCCAGTCTGTAAATCACAAACTTCTTTATAACCATTACCTAAATCTTTTTCGGCCATTACAGTATCTTTCTGTAAATAATTGTCTAATAAATTTTTTAACTGACTCATATTTTTATTTATAAATATATCAAAAGTTTAAATTAGTCCAAAATCAGGTCTTAACCCCTGTGTAATACCGACTTTAGCTCTAGCAACCCATTCATTATATAATGGACTTGATTTATAATCATCACGAGAATTACCCGATGTCCACCATGTTTCGTAGAAAATCTTAATAAATAATTCAGTTGTACAATTCAAGTATGCAATATCAGTATAATTAATGTTATCAGGATTTGTGGTACACAAGGTATCTGAAGTATTTGGGTTTGCCG